CCCGCCGATGACAATCTCAACGGGCTTTTCAAGGATTGCCCCAGCGGTCTTCTGTTCAATGGTCTTGTTTTCGTTCATCTTTTTTTGGATTTTATCTTGATAAATAGGGGCGGGGGTCGGAATCGAACCGACATTCAACCACACAAAAGCGGTCAGGCTGTGTGGCGGAGAAACCAATGTCTCAGCCCCGCTGATCGTCCGTTATTCCTCTCCTACGGTGTAGGGCTTCACGGTCTTTCCTGTCGCTGGTTTCAGACAGCGGGCGACATAGTGAAGCAACTTACCGTCAGCCGTTGAATAACTCTCATCGCATCTGACCACAGCACGGTCAATCTGACAACCCTCACAGGTGTCATCTTCGGGGATGACACGGAAAGCGTGTTCGCCTGAAATCAGACCGTCATTGTCTTCAAACGGGCGGTCTTTCCCTTTCTTGACAAACAGGTCAAATTCAAGCGTATAAGTATTCTTTCCGTAGCGAACATCAACAAGTTCGCCTCCCTCTTCCGTTGCGGTCTTCTCTGAACCCGCTGTCGGTGTCACTTTCGTGGTGTCCTCCTTAGGCGTGTCAATGTCTTTCCACGGTCCCGAAGAAGCGGGTGCACCATTTGTCGAGGTTGTAGTCTGTATCTTACATTTACCCCATGATAAAACTGACATAATACTTTCGTTTTTAAGTTGTTAATTCTGTTTCTTCACGACAGGCGTTATCTCAACCGTTGACCCGTATTCTGTTTCAAGAAGCGGGAGATAGGTGTCATCTTCCGCCGTGTCAACGGCATCAATATTAGCCGATTGTGGGATGTTCAGAGGCGCATCGTCATCGCCGAAATACCTGTATTGAAGTTTCACGACAATGAAATGTTGATTGATGTCAGGTTCTGCCTCCGTGTAGATCGTCTGTTGCAACCTGAACTTATAACAGGAGACTTCGGCTGTCAGGCTTTCAACCCAAGCATCGGCGAGCTTCTCAATTTCCTCCGTCCGCTGACCGTCCTCAACCTGAACCCCGTTCCCGTATGGGTCAATGTCGGGGACAAAGATGTTCACGGTAACAACGCCCGTCTGAATTTCATCGGGAATGCCCGTTGTGAACTTCACGACCGCATCTTCCTTGCGGCTGTCACGGGGGCGGTATCCAGCCCTGTAAACATCGCCCGAAATCATCGTGAAAAGTGTGCTGTCTCTCAGAAGCTGGAATATATCCCCCTCAACTTGTCTTGATGTCTTTGCCATAGTCTCTCCGTTTAATGAAATCCGAGTTGTTTCAGAAGTCTCGGTACAAGACGCTCTGCCAAAAGTTCTGAACTGTCAAGAACGTCAAGCCCCTTTGCGGACACATAAGCGGCGTAGTTCATTCCCGCCACGACAATGAGACAAATCCCCTTCGGGAACTGCCTCACAAGGCGTTTCACATACGCCGAACCTGTTGAAGAACCCTCTTTACCCTGTTTCACGGTCTGAAAGGCGGATGTCCTGATTATCCGTCCGTCAACCGTGATGACATAGCCGATTGAACTTCTCAGGTTTCCCGTGCGGTCTTTATATGAGTTGGTCGAACGTGCCCTGTTCAAGACCGTTTCGCCGATATACATCAGATTGCGGATAAGAACCTGTTTCAGGCGTTCCAACTGTTCTTCTGTGTATCGGTCTATTTCCGACATCGGTGTCAACTGTTTGATTGGCATGTTCTTTTCAAATTATTTTTCTCGAATTCGGCGTATGTGGCGTTTACTTTTCTCATTGGTATGTTTGACCGAGTTGAAAAATTAGAGCCGACATACAGCCGCAAATCGCTTTAGACCAAAATCCTTACTTCGCACACGGCTTCAAGCGGTTCAGCCTGAATGACGGAGAACGTCCCAACCTCATTCCCTGACAGGTCACGGAGGCGGAGCTGTTCTGATGTCACGGGCTGCGCCTCAATCAGTATTTCATAGGAGGCAAGCGTCACATGCTCTCCCTTGATGATTGAAAGCTGATTGTATTTTGTAGCCCTGAACTGACACGGTACAGGTTCGCCCCATAACTCAGAAGACGGCTTGACGGGGTAACCCGTCTCAGGGTCTATCCCGCCGCCCGTCTTTGTCTTGAATTCGATTGTTCCGTTCTGAATAATCATAGCCGAGAGCCTTTATATCCGTAAATAGGTTTGTTTGCGCTTCCGCCATCATCGTCAAAGTCTTTGTACAGGGCTTTTGCGTGACTGCGGAACTGTGTTCTCTGTTCGTCCGTGAAAGAATAGTTCTGCCCGCCCTGAGAAATGTCAGGGGCGAAAGACAGCCAAAGGAGCAGGTCGGCTTTGGCAAGGTTGTACTCCCTGCTTTTCAAGACCTCCGCTGTTGCCTCTGTGTCAAGGTTCAGCCCCCGTTTCCCAGCCGTATCAACGAGTGTACGGAGAGGAACAGGGTAGGCGTTCAATCCTTTCAGGCTTTCAATGACTTTTGCCATACGTCAAGACCTTTTTAATCCCACTCTGTTCCGTCTGTCTTCACATACAGATTGCGGTACACCGTATCAAATACGGGGATAGCGTCAGCCTGACCGATTGTTACTTCGCTCTTAGGCTCAACCGTACCGTATTTCTTGATGACGGTATGCGCACGCTCCGCTCTCAAAATCAAGTCGTCATTCTCTTTAAGAATGTCATACTGAGTTGAGCCGAGACGCTCTGTCTCTGAAAGAATGAGACGCTTGTCGGCAAACGGGTTGCCCGAATCCGATGTTCCGTCCGTAAACTCACGTGTGATAGTCTGGTCAATAACCCTCAACTGAATGCCGTTCAGCCAAGCCTGCTTTGCGAGCATGGTGTTGACGGCGGTCAAATCGGGGGTCTGAGCCATTCCCGTAGCGTTTGCGATATAAGAAGCACAAGCCTTGATAATCTGTTCTGCGGAACAAATCCTGTAAAGCTCGTTCAGGTTGATGAACGCGAACTTCGGGTTCAGGCTCTTTTTGTTCTTCGCAAACTCAACAATCTCCACGAGGTCTCCGATGATGTCAGCCGTTGACGGGTTACCCCAGTCTGAACCTGACTTGACTTTCATGTCATCGTCCACATCATAGTCAAGGTCAAATTCATTTGCGAATGTCGCATTTGTGGTGGTCGTGAAGTGAAGAACACCAGCGTTTGAGGCAAGTTTCCATGCTATGTACTCTAACTCAGACTGAACGCCGTTGAAACAGAAGTCAACATCGTTGCCCCAGAACTCGACAAGCTGAACTGCGTCTTCGTCCTGAGCAAAGGCGAGGGCTGTCTGATATTCCTTGATTTCGGCTCGTGTCAGTTCACGGCTGATAGAGATGAACGGGATGTCACCCCGTGCGCTCTCGAATATCGGGCGGCGTTTTCTGATGATTGTTCCGTTATCCGTGTGCAGGTCAGCCGCCACATTCTTTTTCTCCAGCTGATTGGTCAGGGTTTTCCAACTGAACCCATTGACTTTCTTGACGGGGAAGTGTGTCCCGAAAAGAAAGGGTGTCGCATCAGCCGAGTTCAGACGGGCTTGAACCATCTGAGAGGTCAAACCCGCAATCATTGTATTTACAACTGTTGCCATAACTTAACCGATTAATAGTTGATGATACCTTTGAGGTGTTTCATGATGCACTCGGGCAGGGGGTTGCCCTTTGTCACGCCGATGAGCCAAGCGTCCGTGTCAAGGTTTGACTTCGGATCAATCGGCTTCCCTGTGCCGACAAGCGACTGAGGGGTGTGTTTCAGTTTTGAGTCGCTGCCCGTTGCCTGTGCAGCCGCCTCAATGATGAAACCGCCTTTCTCAATCTTGACCCCGAGAGTTGTGCCGACCTTGATTGTGTCATAGGATTTCTCTGTGGTCACAATCTCTGTTATGGCGTAAGCCTTACCTCCCTCATCCGCCATGATGAAGTCTCCGACCTTGAAGTTGTGTTCCTTGCTGACCTTGATTTCGGTTGCTGTCGCTGATGCCTCCGCTGAAAGAACAGCGGTCTTGACAACATGACAGATGCCGTCCTCGGGTGCGCTCAGAACCGCTCCCTCGTGCAGAAAATCGCCTCCGAGTTCAGACACCTTGACTGAGACACCTCCGCGAATATCCGCTACCTTGTGCATGAAGACACGGCGTGTGCGTGTGTCTTTTCTGCGTTGTACTGTCATTCCCATGATGAATGTCTTTTTGATTGTTAAACATTAGAACGGCTGACCGTCAGCGGGCTTGTTGTCACGGTGTGAGATAGCCTCTACCTGTTCTTTGGTCAGTTCGTTCCCTTGATTTGTCCGCCCGTTCTGTGCGGCTGGTCTTCCGAAAACAGCCCCTTTGACATGAGTTTCATTGACAATGCCCTCGACCTCAGAGGAAATCTCGCTGAAAAGCGTGTTGAACTGTTCTTCGGTCAGACCGTCAACAGGCGTGCGCTCGTAGGCTTTTCTGAGTTTCTCGGGCAGCTTCTCAATGACTGTTTGAAGTTGCTGTTTACGGGTTGCAGTTGTGCGGTCAACATCCATTTTGTTCAAACGCTCAGTCAACGCCTTGTTGCTGTCAATAAGCGTTTGCGCCCAAGTTGGAATTGCATCGCCCCCCTGCTGCTGTGTCTGAACGGTCTGCACGCCCCCTTGCTGTCCGCCCTGAGAGCCGCCCCCGTCATCAACTTTAACCCCGTCTTTCAGACCGTACTTCGTCTCATAATTGTGTACGGCTGTCTGCTGGGCTTCAGTCGCACGGCTGTCGCCGTAGCTTTCAATAACTTGCTGAATGGTTACCCCCTCGACAGCGGTTGCGACCTGTTCAGCGGTTGTCACAGTCTTAGCCAATTTGTCGGCAATCCTGTTCAAGATAGCTTCACTGACCCCCTGAAATTTGGCTTTCAGTGCTTCTAAAATTTGCTTTTTCATACGAATTTCGTCTTTAACTGATAAGTTTACTTCGACAAAGGTATGGTTATTTTCTCAAAGTGATTACATAATAATCAGAAAAATGTTTGTTTTGTCTCCAAAAAATTTTATGAATGTGCGTTTCAGGCATTTCGGGGCGTGGTGCGTGTATGTCGGGGATTGCTGGGTTAAGTGTAGTTAAAAGTTAACTGAGCAGTGAAATTTTTTCGCGAAAAGTTGATTATTTCCAAAATACTTCACTTATATTTGCATCGTGATTACAATATAAACACTTTCAAGTTATGAAGACAATGAGTTTGGCATACAGCACGAGAGACATCAACCGTAATTTCAGAATTAAGGTTTCAGGCGTTGACGGAGACGGCAACAGGGTTCACAAGCTGGTTGGCGTTTCAGGAGCGATCGCCCTCATCGGTGTTGAGATGTTCAACAAGCTGTTGAAACGGGCTTTCAGCACAATGGACGATGTCTGTGTATGCAAACTCCGCAGGGGTATCAAATTTTCGTTTTACATCAAATAACAGCGATTATGAGTGAAGACAGAAGCATTATCGAAGCGGCATACTTGACGGGCTTTGAACCGTCAGCCGATGACCTGACGGAAGCCGCCCTGTATGAAGAAGCGGTTCAGTTCTTAACGGAAACAACAGTATTAACCAAATAAATTTTTTCAATTATGTCAACAGCAACAACAACACTTCAACAAGGGTTGAACGAAGTAGTGATGAACAAAGTTCAAAAGATGATTGACGGCAAAGCCGTTGGGGTTCAGGCGACAATGGAACGCCTTATCAACGAGGGGAAAATCGCTCAGGACTACATTGCCCCGATAGGCGTGAACCTGAAACAGAAAGACCACAGCCCCGTGATAACGTTCAACGGCGGGGACAGCCTGACGATGAACATGCCTGACGGTCTGTTCTCGCTTCACGACAACGCCATAGGTCAGCTCGCCGACAGAATGGGCGTTCCGCAGCGTTACCTGAGAACCCTCGCTTCGGGCGAGACATGGGCGAAGAACCTTGCCGCCGAAATTCTGAACGAGCACAGCGGCTGGACACAAAGAACCCGTGTTCTTGTCAGGACGGTCGGCACTCAGGTTCGGGGCGTTCTCTCTGACAGCTACCGCCGTCTGAACAGCGTTGAGATACTGACGGCGTTCGTTCAGGAGGCGAGCCGTCAAGGGGCGGTTATCTCTGACGCTTATATGAACGACACGAAAGTATGGGCGGAAACAATTCTTCCGCAGCCTATTGTCATCCCGACAGCGAAGAACGGCGATGTCATCATCTTTGCGGGCGCACGGTTCTCAACCTCTGACTACGGGGACGGGGCGGTCGACATGCGGGCGTTTCTTCTGAACGGGGCTTGTCTCAATGGCATGGTTCGGGAAAGCGTGATGAAACAGGTTCATTTGGGGTCAAAGCTCCCCGACAACCTGCAATTGTCTCAGAGAACGTATGAACTTGACACGAGGACAACCGTCTCGGCAGTCAAAGACCTGACAAAGGGGCTGTTCAGCAGGGACAACCTGATGAAGAAAGCCTGCGAGATACAGGGAGCGTCCGAGATTGACGTTGACTTTGAACATGAGTTGAAGAAGCTGACCCGTGACGGCGGTCTTTTGAAGTCTGAGGGAAAGGAGGTTGAAAAAATCCTCATGCGCAACGACCCCGAAGACGGCGTTCAGGGCGGGGCGACCCTTTGGAAGCTCACTCAGGCGATAACGGCGCACGCCCGTGAACTGACCCCTGAAAGAAGCCGTGAACTACACGAGATTTCAGGCGCACTTCTCAACCGTGTGAAATTACAGGCATAAATAACAATCGCCCCGCAAATCTGTCATAAGACGGGCTTGCGGGGCTTAACACTCAGAAGACAATGAAGACAGAAGCAATTCAAAAACTCAAAGAAAAACACCCCGACACCCTGTTCATTTTGAGGAGCGGGGATTTCTATTCACTTTACGGGGAAGACGCTAAGACCGCCTCCACTTGTCTCGGCTTGATGCTGACAAAGACCGCTGACGGTGTGTTTCAGGTGTTGTTCAGACTTTCAGAACTTGACAGGTATCTTCCCAAACTTATCAGGGCGGGACACCGTGTCGCGATATATGATGAGCCTTGAAAGCGTGTTTTCGTCAGCGAGAAACAGATTAAAACGGGATTATCGCTGACGATAATTCATTTATCAAGGGTTATCGCTGATTATCGCTGTATTTCCTTTACTTATAAGTAAAGTACAGTAAAGTAAAATAGAGTAAAGTAGAGTAGAGTATAGATAAATAAATTTATCCCTATATAGAACCCCTAACGGGGTTATGTCTAACATCGCCTGATGTTCATTTGATGCCAACAGGCGTAAAACACAGAAAAAAGAATGAGAACGATCTACCGAGTGAGGTTCAAAGAACCGCCCCTGAGTGGGGACGAAAGAACGGAGTTCTTCTTCACGTCCCTCGCCGCAATTTATGAGGTCTTCACGGCTGAACAGATAGGCTGCAGGGTCAACCGCCTGTATAACATCGGGCTTCCTGACGGGAAACCGTACAGGGGGCGGCGTTGTGAGATAAGCCGTGAAGATATTCACAGCAAAGCGCAGAAAGCCCCGAATACGGGCGCAAATTTTTCAGATGATAGTTTACACGAACAGAAAGAGTAAGGCGTTTTACGGGCGTATTCGAGAAAAATAACTCAGTTCTGAACGGTTACGCCTTGAAAACCCTATCTTTGCAGAAAGAGTTGTCTAACGATTAAGAACAGATTATGGAAACGGTATTCAATCAAAACATAACAGCCGATGAATGGGGGCGGATCAGCGGTCTTGACAAAGACCTGTATCTGTCTGTTGTGAGTGAAGACACGGCGAATAAAGACCTTGCCACCCTGTTTTATCTCCGTGGGGATAAAGACAGGATGACAAAGTATGCAGACAAACTTCCCTCTGACCTGAGACAAGATTTTTACCGAACTATTTCACACCCGTAAGGGTCTTGAATAGCTTGTCAAAATCCTTTGAAGACAGTTGAAGACCTCGTACAAGGCTTTCGGCTGTCTTCTTATCATATTTGCCCTGTGCCTGAACAAACTTGACCAGCTCATCGTGAATGTCCTCATAGTTGCTTTTCAGGATGATGTCTTTGAAATGTCCGTGCGCTTTCGCCTCTGTCACTTTGAGACGCTTCAACAGGTCTCTGAAATTGGCGACATAAGTCTTGTAACCGTAGCCCGTCTCGATGATGTCTTTTGCGTTGACGGCTTTTCCTCCGAGACTTTTCACGAAACTCTGATAAGAGTGACGGGCGCAGAACTGATTGATAATCTCCATTGAAGTGACCCTGACGGGCGTTTTGTTCCTGAGATTTTTCCAGCCGACAGCAGCGGCATGTCGTATTTCATGCCAAAGGCTTTCAAGGGCGTATTCCTGTTTGAATGTCAGGTCAACTCCCGTTGAAATCGCTTTCAACGCCCCTTTCAGTTCTTGAAGCGGGTTGAATGTGTCTTTCAGGCTGTTTATAACAAACGTCTTATTGGCAATCTTGATTGTGTTTCCTTTCAGGTCATAAGCTCCTGTGGAGTTCAGATAAGAACGGGAGTTCGCCATAAAGAAACCCGTTCCTTTTGCCCGTGTGATTTGCACGCCTTTCAGACCGCCGTGAAATAAATCGGGATTATTAGCGGCGAAATCCGTGATAGTCTTCTGAACCTCTTTATCCGTGATATAATTCGGGTCTTTGAGTTTCAGAAACGCTTCTTTCAGGTCTTGAATAATACCCGCATCCTGACCCCGTTTCAGTGTCCCCATTCCTTTGATAAACCCTTCGGGGATATACTGAACATTGTCACTGATGAAGTACGGGACAGAAGTCAGGTGTTTCGCCCGTTCTTCATTGTCATCAAGCCATTGTTTGAACTCTTTCGGAACATCCCTGACTTCATTCTCGCCGCCCTGAACAGGTTCTTTACCGTCCATTATCCGCCTGTTGTCCTCTGCCATTTCTTCTTCTGTCTTCAAGATTGTTTCAACATGGCAGCGGCAATGAGGGTGCCAGCCCGTAAACTTGAAGTCTTTCGGATAACAGCCCCTGCCCCTTGTGTTGGTGCTGCCCAGCGGTGCGCTCAGCTCATCGCATATATCGTGAAACGGCTGACCGTTCAGGGTGTGATTGTTTGACAGGACAATTCTTATCCCGACAACGAAATCAAGGTCTTGCCAGCGTGTGAAGTCAGCCGTCCGATATGCGATGTTCGTTTCTGTGGCGGCGAGGCGGCGGGCGTTCTTGAATGAGGAACGGTAAACGCCCTGACCTGGATGGAACGCTGCCGCACGCCTTGACAGCTGCAGAACCCCGTGTTCATCCCTGACACGCCTGAACAGCATGTCGGGGTGTTTGAGATACTGACGTAGTTCCCGTGTCATGTCTTCCGCTGAAACGCCGTTTCTTATCCCAACATCAAGACCGAGTTCAATTTCATCTTTGAACTGTTCCGTATAACGCCACACCCTGTCTGAGAGTTTCAGTCCGTTTGTCTTCCGTTGAATGAACGCTTCACGGGCTTCATCGTTTGTCGAGAAATAACGGCGGTATTGAGCCTGAGACAGCTTGCCTATATTGTCCCCGAAGACCTGACGGGCGAGTTCGCTGTTCTTGTCGTTTGAAAGCGTCCAAGCCGTCTCAATCCCGTTGACAATAGCCGCCGTAAGGTCACTTTTCAGCCCCGACAACAGCTTTTCTAATCTTTTGCGTGTAATTGGATAGTCGTCAAAAGAAAAGAGCCTGTCGGGGTTGAAATCGCTTATGCTGACCCCGAGACGTGCCGCCTCTTTGACAGCCGCCTCGTACACCCGCTCAATCTCCCTGTCGAGGGCTGAAAGGTTATTCAGGTGTTGACGCTCCCATTTGTCAAGTTTAGCCATTGTCGGTCTCCCGTTTTATGAAGTGTTCGCACTGAGGGTCTGAAAGAAACCTGAGATATTTCCCGTCCATATAGAACGGACAGCGGCACATGAACGGTTCGCCCTTGTAGTTCTTCTCGCACCAATCATAGCTGTGTGCGCAGTCACGGCATTGAAACTGCGGCTGTTCTTTCTTTCTCGCCTGTTGTCTTCTTGTCGTTCTCATATCCGCTCCCCCTTTCTCATTCAGTCATGTTGAAACTGTCAAATGTGTCTTCTTGCTTGATTTCTTGGAGCGTCTTGTCAACGTCATCAGTCTTTCCGTACCGCTCAATGGATTCACGCTGCGACATAAGGGGTTTACCGCCGTTGGCTGTCATCAGATTGTTGATGTCATCCTTTTCATCGGAGATTGTGAACGGGGTTATCAGGATTTCAACGATAAGAGCGTCAATGTCGGCGTGGTAACTTTCTCCAAAGACAATTTTCGCAAAGGCTTTGAGAACATTCACTTCACGGTCGAGGAACTCAATCAGCGGTCCTTTCTCATCGTTGACTTTCAACTGTGCATCAATGAAAAGTTGCTTGCGGCTTTCCCCTGAGAGGGCAACCTGCGACATCTTCTCGTATGACCAATCAGGGAGTTGAAGCATCGTGAAAAACAGGTTTCTCAACTCTGAGACTTGGTATCTCAGGTTCTCAACAGCCTGTTGCCATGTGACGTATTGAGCCGTTGAACCTTTGGGGTATTGCATGACCGCTCTCGCTTCTTTGTTCGGATCTTTCTCATCGCCGTAGGCTATCTGCTCATCAGCGAAGACACAGAACAGAGGCTTTGAGTTCTCGCGGAGATAATTTCCGTTTCGACTCAAAGACCACTCCATTTCATAGACCGTGTTTGAGTTGTGTTCCCATATCGGGTACGGTCTCCAAGCGTAAACAGCGGGTATTTTCAAAAGCGTGATGTCTTCATTCTCTGTCTCAGTCCATGAACCGCTCTCGGTTGACCACTTGATGTGCTTTGTTGCCGTGTATGCGTCAAAGAAACGGACAGTCTTTCTCCCTTTCTTTCTCTGATAACCGACAGACATTGCAATCATGTCCCCGTATTCATCAAAGAGCGGATACAGGTCATCGCCCAACATGGGAGAGAATGTGCGGCAGCGGAATTTCAGCGGGCTTTCAACACCGTACAGCTTGTTTTTCTGTTCAATGGCGTACCAAAGCGTCATAATCTCACACCCCGCAAAGAACTTGTTGAAGCGGTCTATGTCAACGCTGTTGATGCGGTTCTTGTCAAGAACGCCCGTGATGAACCTTGCAACTTGTTTCTGTTTCTCATTGTCAGGCTTGAAAATTCTCTTTATCGGGATAGCCGTGACAAGTTCCGTCATTCTCTTTGATGCGAGCTTCTGAAAGCCGAGTGCAATGCGTGTGACGGGCTGAATGCCGTCTTCTGTCACGACATCAGGATATTTCGCCTTGTTCATGACAGGGTGCATCAGAGCGTTATACTCCATTTCAATTCCCTTTTTACCGCCCCACAGAGGAACGTTCAAGGTCTTTTCACTCAGGGCGGCTATCTTCTGGTCAGCCGTCATGTCTGAACTTAAAATTTCTTCGATTGTCATTGTTCTTTTGATTTGATGATTAAACTTCCGTTATCTGCGTATCATTTTAGCCACCCTGTTCAGGTCAATAGCCTTTCTTGTCTGAGCGGGGTAGAAAGTGTTAGCCAGAGCGTCAAATTTGTCAGGGCTTCTTCCGAGACGGGCTTTGATGTCTTCTTTCGGCTCAATCAAAATCTTGCCGTCAGAGCGGAAAGACCATTTGATTTCCGTTGCTTCTTCATCAAACCTGTCATCGGGCGGGAGCATTGCACCCGTGTTGTTCTTCGGGTTGAGCCAATCACGGACGCACCAAAACAGGTACGCCCGCATGTTCGCGAATTTGTATTGTCCCGTGATGTCTGTCAGGTCACGCCCGCTGTGCGCCTTTGCGCCCTCTGAATACTTGCAGCTGATGATGTATCGGGGTTCTTCTTCAAGCTCGATGCAACGGCTGTAAACGCCCGCACCCTCGCCGATTGTGTCAATGCTGACGAACAGACCGATGTTTCGGCGGCGGTATGACATGATGCTGCCAGCCACTTTCATGTGATCCGCCACGCCGCCTGAGTTGTGAGCGTCAAAAGAGCCGACCCAATAATCACGGCGGAGAACATAACAGGTTGAGTCGCGCCCCATACCCGCAACGTCAACGCCGAGAATGTTCGTATCAGCCCTAAGAGGTTCTCGACCGCCTGCCTGTCTCCAACGCTCATGCGCTTCTTCAAGCCATTGTGCGGGGATAAGCGTATCTTCATCAACTTTCGGGAACAGACCGAGAACTTTCTTCCTGAACAGGTCTTCGGGGCGATACCACTGACCCTCAAACTGAAAGTCATCCATTTCTGACCTGACTTCATCAGGCTGTATCTTCGTACACCAGTTTTCAAGTTTGTCCAGCACCCAATCATAGTCAACCTGTCCCGTGATGACAGTCTTTCGCTGAACAATGTTCGGTGCGGTCAGGCTGTTCAGACGGAATTTGTTCCAGCGGTCGCCTTTCTGAGACTTGGCGGCATAGCCGACTGTCGTATTCGGGTTGAAGACAAGAAGAATACGGCTGTCGCCCTGCAGGTTTCCCTCAATGGCTGAAAAGGTGTCATCGCCTATACCTGTAGCCTCCGTCACGATGAACATTGTGTGAACGGCGTGAAATCCCGACCACGCCTCATGGTTGTGCTCATCAGCCTTGAAGCCCGTCAAGAACCATTCATCGTTGTCTGTTCTGATGTCATAAGTGTTCAAACGACCTGGCAGGACAACGCCCCGTGCCTTTGCCCTGTTGAAAAGACGGCTTATCTCAGGCATCATGATGTTCTTTACCTGACGGTCTGTCGGGGCTGTCAAGGCGACCTTTGTGTTTTCGACAAGCTCAATTTCCCCCTGTTCATTCCGTCTCCAGCGTGGGGTCAGATACAAGAAACAGAGAGCCGCACAAGCGGCAACGAAATCCTTTCCACGTGCCGTTCCTGACGCAACGGACGTGCGCCTGTTGTGCTGAACGCTTGACAGAATTTCTTGCTGCTCAGGGTCAAGGGTCACGCCGAAAGCCTCTCTGACGAACCTATTCCAATCAGCTCGCCACAGGTTTATCAGTTCAAGCCCCTTTGTTCTAAGTGTTGTCTTCTGTTTCTTCATTGAGTTATTTTTTGCGAATTCGCTCTATGTCGGCGTTTCGTTTTTGTTTGGTAAATTCATACGATTGAAAGATTTGAGAGCCGCATTCGGGCGCAATCGGGCTTAATCATCGTCTGATGTGTCGCCGTCTTCATCAAGAAGCCCGCTTTCGACAAGCAGGGAGGTAAAGGACACGTCCCCGCTGATGTCTTTCTTTTCAGGGGCGTAAATCCCGAGAATTTTCCGCCTTTCCGCAAGCTGTTTCCTGATTTCGGCTATATAAGACGGGTCGCCGAGACAGATGACATCCGTGTCCGTCCGCTCTGTCTGATAAGTTCTGATTGATGTCTGTCCCGTCTGATTGTCACGGGTCGGAGAACCTTTCTGTCTGCGCTGCGTCTTGTTGTAGTCCGTCTTTGATTTCTCCCACTGCCCCCACAGTTCACGGACAGCGTCATCAATTCTTTCAAGTTCAAGGGTCACGATGTCATCCATGTCTTTGACCCTGTTCTCCCGCCATTCTTGAAGAAGCGTGTTCACGTCCTTGTGGACGGTGGCGAGGGAATAAGACGGGAGTTCAAGACGCTTCATGACCTCTGACTGAATTTTTCTGAGGCTGTTCCCACGCTTGTACATTTCTGCCACGATTTCAAGGCGTGCCAGCTTTATCTGATTTCTTCTTTTCTCCTGTGCCTTGCTCATAGTTCTTTTGTCATTGATAGAAAGTTCTGATAAAATTCAAGGTTGCAGCTTGACAGTTCGATGTATGTCTTCCCGCATTCAGGGAATGTATGGACGGCAAAATGGCTTTCACAAAGAAGCCACAGAGCCGTGTAGCCCTGCGGTTCAAAGTGATGTTCTGTGCAACGCAGAATGTTGAACCCAGCCTTTCGGAGAAGCGTGTCAAACTGTTCTTTGAGGGCGGTCGGCTCTGTTTCGCCGATCCACTGTGAATGATTCCAAATCTTAGCTTGCATGGCGTGTCACTCATTTGAGGTCAGTTCATTGTCGGAGGTGTCTGTTTCAGCCGTGTCGAACAGTTTCATGTCTTCCTCCGTGTATTCAATTCTCGGGAACTCATTCTTGATGTTCTTCGGGTTGCCCTTGAAGAACACGAGAATGTGCTGATGCGTCTTCGCGACCTTTCTTGTCTCCATGTACCGTGCGGCTCTCAGGGCTGTTGAAGCGGTCTGTTCGACAAGGATGATTTCATTGTACAGGAGAACGCCCGCTTCTTTGAATATCCGCTTGATGTCGCCGCAGAAGTCATAATAGAACCCCGTCTTCTTGTCACGGACATCGCCGACACAGATAACGGCGAAGCGGTCTTGTTTCAGACAGCTTATGGCGGCTGTGAAAGCGTTCTTCAATATCTGAATGAAGTCTTCATAACTGTCCTGATTGCTTGCGTCATTCGGGAGGTCTGAATAAACTTCAAGGTCAAAGTAAGGCGGGCAGCTGAACAACAGGTCTTGACTTTCAGGCTGAATGTGCTTAGCCACGTTCTGACCGTCATCGCAGATATAATTGGCAGTCATTTCCGCAACCCTCTCATTGTTCAGCTTTGCTTGCTCCGCTCTCAGTTCAATGCCCGTGAACTCATTTCCGAGATATGCTGACACAAAGCCGAACACGCTGTCTCCCGCGAAACAGTCAAATGATTTGCAGCCTTTGAAACTGAACCAACGGCAGACGATTTCCGCCATAACAGGGTCAAGGATAGAAACACCCTGAGCAACGATTTTCGCCTGTTCACGTTCAAGGTCTTCTTTCGGGACATATTTTTCTATGTACTCCCTGAAAGACAAGCCGAGTTCTTTCCTGTGTTCACGGGTTCTTTGATACAGGTCTTTGTATTTGATTTCAAGGCTTGTCACAAGCGTATCGTTACGGCTTTCGCCCATATCCCCGATAAGGTCATACCATTTCTTCTTTCGGTCTTGCCAATAACCTTTGCGGGTGTCAAGGATAGAGAACGGGGGAATGACAAAGCGGTCAAACAATGATGATTCGGGTGCGCTGTTCGGGAGTGAAGAACCGCTGCCGTTGCTCTTTGGGTTGTCTTCCCATAGGTCTAATCCCCAATCAACAAGTTCAGACGTGTCCCATTCATTGGCAAGAGCGTCCATATCCCACTCTCCGTAACCGACATTGTCTTTAATGATGAACTCCCGCTGTTCAGCGTCTGTCAGTTCAGAAGCCTTGATGATGTGTGCTGTTGGGCAGTCAAGCCATCTTTCCCAATATCTCCGCAGTATGTCCCGCTCGGCTTCCGTCTTCTTTTCATAGCCTGAACACTTACCGAGTTCAGTGTTGATTTCAGCGGGGGTCATCTCTGAAATGTGCGTCAAAGCCCGAAGACGCATGTTCCCGCCGAGAACTGTCATTGTGTTGTCAACAACAATCGGACGGAGTTCAAGCATCTTCGGGAGAATAAGAATAGACCTGACAAGTTTCTCGAACTTGTCATTCATGATTTTACGGGGGTTCGCCTCGTTTACCTCAATCTGTGATAGGTGTACAGTTTCTGTATTCATAACCGTTTTGATAAGTGTTTACATTGTAAGCACAAAAGTACGCAAAACGATTATAATATAATCACATTAAGGCAAAAAAGGGGCTTTTTCGGGGGCAAATTCCCCTGAAATGGCTGTTTTTATCAGTTTTATTGTCGCTGTCTTGTAGAGGTCTTCGGGCGTTGTTCTGAACACACGCCAGCCCATGAGCGTTGCCGTGTTGTACTTCTCAATGTCCCCGAGAAAGCCTTTGGGCGATATGTGCCGCCCGCCTGTCCAAACACCGCCCTCAACTTCAAGGGCGATTTTGTGTTCAGGTATGGCATAGTCAAACCGCCATTTCCTGACGGGGTGGAATTTGAACTCTTTCACGCACTCCACTTTCAGGTCTGTCCTGCAGATGACCGTGAAAACGTCACGGACGGACTGTTTAGAAGCCGCCTGACGCTTTTTCCTGACAGTTGTGATACTTTTACCGTCTTTCATATTTCAATTCAAATTTGGGCTTCTTTCGGGCTTCTAAGACAGAAAGGGGATTTAACGCCCCCTTTCATGTCTCTGTCTCCCGTCTGTCAGCCGTTGTTTATATTTTATCAGAACGGCAGATCGCCATCGTCAACCGCCTGTGTGCCGTCAACCGTTGAAGTGATGTTCATCTGAGGGGTTGGGCGGCGTTCCAACTGTTTCATACCTCCGATAATCGGTAAGGCTCTGCGCTGTTCTTCTGTCAGGGCTTCAAACTTCTCTTTGTCAAGTGAGACTTTGACACAGTGAGTTTCAGAGAACTTCGGGTTCTCCATTTCAATAGCCGTCATGTTCAGATAAACGCCTTTCTCGCCGACAAACAGTCCGCTTTCATCAACAGGGATAATCAGACAGCGTTTTGTCTCCGTCTTCCCTTTGAGGTTTGTCACGAAAGCCCCCTGCAATTTCAGGAGGTCTGTTTTGATTGAAAAATTTGCCATAATTCTTGTTTTTATTTCGATTTAATAAGTAATTCCGTAATTCGTTCACTTCATTTGCGTTCAGGCTCAATGACCGCCCTTTCTTCTTCTCTGAGGGTTGCTCCGTGTCCTGAACCAAAACGGCTTCCGTCTCTGAACCCTCTGAGGGTGCAGCCGCTCCCTGTAAGGTGGATATTCTTTTCTTCCGACAGGGTCAGGGAAACAGATTTCAATGTCTCCGCAGATGACCAGCGGTTCGCATATCAGCTTAAATTCTGTCACGCTGTTCATAATGCTGCAAATTGATTGTTCAGTTCATTGATTTTCTTCTGATAATAGTCTTTCAGGGCTTCTTTGATTTCTCCTTTTGCTTCCTCATAGAACTTGACATACTGCCCCTGAGTGAAGCCGCCGTCCATGTCTGGCGTTCTGAAATAGATTGTGTCTGTCTTTTCAACCCGTTCTATCTCGTTGTTGATGCGCTCAATTTTCTTCATTATCGCCTGAGCCTTTTCAAATGTTTCTTTTTCCATATCTCGGTGTTTTTTAAGTTTTATTCAAACAATGTCAACTGATGCGGGTCAAAAACATCTTTCAATTTCAAGATTTGTTTCAGGGCTGTTTTCAGATTCGGAATTGCGCTTGACATCTTCACAACATTGCCCCAATCATCATATTCCTGCCTGCTTTCGTTGTTTGTTATCTCCCTGACGCATTTTTCTTCCAAACATTTCAGAGCTTCAAATATGCTTTCTCTTTCATTTTGAAAGCCTCTGTTCATGTCATCAACAAATACACAAGCATGACAACCTCCTGAAAAATGAAAATTGTAATCTAAACCATACTCCCATTTCCCGTTTGGAGACTGAGCTGTGCTTATTATAAAAAAACAGTCTTTACCTTTCCAATTGACAGGTTGATTTGGTGTTAGACAAACATCGTGTATATTGAATTTGAAACCATTGTGCTCAAACACTATTTCAGATGAAGAGTGTTGTTTGCACCATAAACACCATTCTTCAAACGTGAAAATCTGACCTGTACAAATGCATTTATGATGCACTGCGTTAGTTCTCAATCTTGCCATAACTTCGGGTTTTGTCTATCGTTGATAATCTTCTGAACTCTCGCTATTTCGTCATCAATGACCTTTTCAAGTCTCTTGCTCTCTGTCAGGGCTGAACCTGAATGGGTCTTGAAGTACTCTTTCTGTTTGTCTCTCATTCGGACAACAGTGTCAAAAAATTCTTTCGGCTTCATATCAATGTCAGTTCTTCGGGTTTGCACGGATACCAATAACTGTCTTTGTTGAGAAAGACACAACGCCCGTATTTCCACAGCTCGTTGTCTTTGCTGATGCCTATCACTTCAAACGGACCGAATGTGAACCCGCTCACGTTTGTGAACATAACTCTGTCGCCGACCTTTATGTCCCTGTCGGTCTCCTGAATGTCTGATAGCCGTTCAACAAACGTCATGTCCTGACGGCTCTTTATCCATTCATCTGTTGTTCTTCTGCTTGTTGTCATAATCTGTCTGTCATTTGAGTTTATATGCTGTCAGAACGGGCAGTCTTCCTCTTCCTCCCCGAAAGGCGGGAGATCGTCCCAATCAAAGTGAGCCGCTTCAAAGGCTTCCTGCTCGCGCCGCTTGATTTCTTCCTGTAAATGGTTTGAGTTGTCCCAAACAGGCTCTTGCCCGTTTGCATAGGGTGTGTAACGCCCGTTGTTCAGGTTGTATTTGAACAGGGCTGTCCCGCACTCCCCGAGATGTCTGAACTTCACTTTCTGAATGTGAACTTCAACGGTGTTTTCAAGGCGGTTTCTGTGGACAACGATACCGAAATCTGCCTTGTTGAAGAAGTTCGCCGAGCCTGATATGTCATACAGGGTCGGGGCTTCTATGATGCCGTCTTTGTTCTTCGGCTGTTTTGTCGGGTGCGCCATGAGGATTATCAGGATGTCATTCATCTGAGCGAAATTCGTCAGCTTGTCAAGAAGCCTTGAAATGTACTTTGTCTCATTCTGCCCCTCGCTCTCATCTTCAAGCCTGTTGTAGGGGTCAATGACAAGGGCTTTGATACCCTTGCGCCTGACAAGGAACTTCGCCCGTTCAAGAATTGTCTCCACCCTGTAATCCTGTTTCGGAGCGATGAAGAAGAAGTTCTGTTCAAGGTGTTCTTTCACCTGCCTGTACTCGCCGAAAGTCAGCGTCTCCTTGCCGAACTTCTTCCCCGTGAACTTCTCAATCAGTTTTGAGGCGTGATAAGCGAGAGGGGCGTTCTCAGGGCTGAAATAGGCGAAACGCCACCCGTAGCGCATGTTCAGCCGCTCGGCAATCTCATCGATGAACTCAGACTTTCCACTGCCTGGAATACCCGTCACGATACAGAGGCGTTTTGTCTCAAATGAACAGAGACGGTCAAAGTTGTCATGCCCGATTGTCACGCCTTTCTGCATACCGTGTTCAAACAAAGCGTCAAGGCTCTGTTCAAAGTCTGAGACTGAAAAAACTCCCTCCAACTTGATTTCAGGAGCGTCAGCGAGACACTTCAACAGGCTTTCACGCCCATACTTTATCAGATGTTCATTTGCGTCCTTGCAGCCCTCTCCGTATTCAAGAACCCGACACCGTTCAGCCCCGAAACGCCTTATCAGTTCATCTTTCAGAATGACCCCTTTTGTGTCAGTGTCGGAGGCTATGTAGATCGTCTCTTTGTCATCAAAGTATTCCTCGATATAATTGTCAAGATAATCAAGGTTTGAGTTCGCTCCGTTCGGAACACTCACGACATCATGCCGCCCGCATTCAAAGAAAGACAGGGCATCCATTTCCCCCTCCGTGATGATACATTCTTTTGTCCCCTTGATGTTGTCAATCCCGTATGGGAGAAGTTCTGCCCCCTGACACAGCTTGAAACATTTGTCTCCCGTCCTGAACTTCGTGTTCACGAGTTCCCCATTGTGATAGTAGTTGAACTGAACCGTATTGATTTTCCCGTTCTTCTGTGGCATCCATTCTTCCCCCTCCGTGATTTTCATCGCTCTCAGGGTCTGTTCGCTTATGCCCCGACCTCTGAACCATTTCAGAAGACGGTCTGAGAATGAAGAACAGGTCTGCCGTTGGGCGGGCTTCTTGTACACGGGCTTCTGATGTCTTATCGGTGCTGCGTTCCGCCACGGGCGGTCTTCTTTCTCCCACGGCTCTTTTTCAGCCGCACAACCAGAGAACCCGCAGTAGTGACAGTTGAACTCGCCCGTTTCAAGGTTGATTGAAAGGCTTTTGTCCCGCTTGTCACGGCGTTGCTCATGACATTGGGGGCAAAATACCTTTCTGTTCCCTGAATTCCCGTATGGGGCTTTTATGCCGTATTTCTCCCAATTCATTCTCATAACAGAACCCAAGATTTAGTTTGACTGTCCCAAGCGTGTCTCTCAGACGGGCGGGGAGGGGCTGTCGGCGGTATTGTTGCCTTACCCGTCCCGTATGTTCTCCTGCCTGCCCCGTCATAATATTCGCCGACACCGAGCTGAACGCCCGCCGCCTGTGAACCACTCTGATGACCTCTCGCCCCTCTGTCATTGTCATAATTCCCCTCCTGAACCTTGACCCAGTTTGAACCGTTGTCAAAAAGCCAATCAAATGTCGCAGTCCAGCCCGTCTTGTTAGGCTGTCGCCCCGTCAGAAAGTCAGAAGCCTGAACACGCTCAAAGAGACTGCGTGTGGCTTCAAGCATCTGTTCCTCTGTCTCAACTTTGAATTCGTCAAGACGGCACCTGATTTTCTTCCGCCTGTTGTCACTCAAAGTTTTTAAGCGAGGAAGAGAAACACAGACTTCATTCCACAGGTCGGCGATACCCTGATAAGGGTATATTCTATTCTTCTTTCCTTTACTCTCTTTTTCTTTACTTTCCTCTATTTTACTCTCTTTTACTTTACTATCTGTGTTATCGCAGCGATAACTGCCCGATTTGCCGTTTTCAGCCGTGATAACATCTTTTTCAGAACCGTTTTTCTTTGCCATAAGCCGTGAAAGCCTCTCCCTGTCTCGTTCTCGCTTTGTTATCAATCCCGAAAACCGTCTCTGATGCGCTGCGCTGAAAAGACGGTTTTCATCGGTCATTTGAAGAAGATTGATTTTGAGACAGTAGTTCACAATCTCATCGAGTTCATCAACGGTAATGTCGAAGTCGGCGGCAAGAAGCTCTTTGTTCACTTCATCAAAGTCAAGTTCAAAGAAGTCAGTATCGGTCAGCGTTTCAAGAATGAAACACCACACGGCGTAACCCTTGTGTGAGAAATTGCGGCGCAGGGCTTTGACTTTAACGTCATTCCTCATGTCCGCATCATGGCTGAAATACTCAGCGTTGTTCTTTGTCGGTCTTGCCATAGCCTGATGATTTTAGAGGGTTGCCAAAATTGATTTGCGGAGTTTCTCATTCTTCTGATTCCATTCAAATGAGCGGATCATCCATTGACGGTAGTTCAGGGGAATGTCTGAAATCCTGTTTCCCTTGTATTTCCCGAAAGGCATGATTTCAATCGGCGCAGCCGCCCGTGCGTCAATCGCCTGAGTGTCTTCACGGGTATAGTGACCGATGTCCGAAATCGGTATGCCTGACAGAAGCCGCCCGCCCGTCCCGAACATGCGCCACATCTTGCCCTGTTCAAACGTGATGTCTTCAACGCGACCGAAACGCTCAACGTTCCCGCCGATGTCAACAATCAGTGCGTCCTCCTTGTCAGGGTCAATTCTTGTCGCACGCCCGACAATCTGATAATACAGGGCGATAGAAGCCGTAGAAATGCCCAAGACAATGCAGTCGATACCTGTATAGTCAAAGCCCGTTGAAAGCACTCTGACGTTGAAAATGACCCTTATTTCGCCAGCCCTGAAACGTGTGATGACCTGAGAACGCTCGTTCTTGTCCATATCCCCGTAGATGACCGCTGAGTTCGGGTATTTCTTTGACAGGGTTATTGCGTCTTCAACAGAGGGAACAAATACGAGGATATGTTTCCGCTCCGTGTGTCTGTCAAGAGCCTGAAAGACCTGTTCAGAACCTCCGTTCGCGTCATAAGCCCTTTGAACGCTGTCTTCCGTGTACTCTGACTTTGAACTGTTGAAGACAAGAAGACTGCTGTCGAACCCCGTTGTCTCATATCTGAGCGGAGACCAGAAACCGAGCCTGACCATTTCAGAAACCTGACCGACATGGATTATCTCCTTGAAGAAGTTCCCTTTCTTTGAACGGGAGGTCAACATGACAAGTTTTGAATAAGTGCTTCCGTCCCTGTCCCTGTTCGTTTGAAGTTTCACAGGGGTAGCCGTGATGCCGAGAACATGAGTGATGCCGCTTTCTGACAGGAAACGCCCCAACATGCTGTCAGCCTCACGGGGGTACAGGTGCGCTTCATCAATGAGCATTTTTGTGAAGCCGAGAGACTTGAATTTAGCCCCGAGATTTTTGATTGAGCCTATCGTGGCATAGGTTATCTGTGCGATGTCTTTTCGCCCGAAACTCGCGCTGTAAATGCCCGCATTCAGGGCGAAATCCCCACACAGTGAACAATACTTCAAATAATTCTGTTCCAGCAACTCTTTTGAGGGTTGAAGAACAATCATGTTATCGTTGCTGTTCTTCGCGACAAAAGCCGTCAGAATTGACTTTCCCCATGCTGTCGGGAGAACAATCAAACTCGGCTTCGGTTTCTTCTCTTTGAAGAACTGAACAGCCTTGTTTATCGGCTCTGTCTGATTTTCTCTGAGTGTTATCATATCTGAGAATAAAGAACCCCGTATTTAGGGCTAACCACGCATAAACAGCAAGCGTTGGATGCCTTTCGGCTGTTCCACCCGTGTACGGAGTTCATATAAGTTTTTAATCTGTTCATTCGGTTATCGCAAAGATAAAGTGTTTACATTGTAATCACTTTAAGTCAAATGAAATTTTTTAAGGTCTCTGAAAGTTCAGACTTCGAGAACGGCTGTTTCGCTCTCAGTTTCTTTAAGAGGATGTTGGCGAGACGAACCTTGTTGTAAGTTCTCGTGTCCCGTTCCTCAACCTTGACACCGTTTTTCCAAGCCTCAATGTATTGGATAATATCCTCCATCTGCTTGTTTGAAATGATATACATACCTGTCTGACCTTTCTTTGATTGAACCTTATTTCAACAGGAAACGCCGTGCGCCCTGAACCTCTCTCGTGAACTCCGCAACCATTTCGGGATGCGCTGACTTGAAAGCCTTGTCATCAAACTTCATTGACGGCTTCGGAGCTTTCCATGTCGCTATGGTCTGCCCCCCGTAGCTGATAGCCTCTGCGTCCCCGAAACCGAGCTTTATGCGGTCTTCAAGACCTGTTTTGATTTCATCAAGTTTGGCTATTTCTGCTTTGACCTCTTTCAGGCGTTCATAATCGGCGAAGATTTCGTCATTCACTTCAACAATCTTCCCGTCCGTGTGTCTGTTGAACTTCAAAAGAACATCTTGAACGGTTGTCGCTTCGGGTTCTTTCTTCCCCTGAATGTTGTCCGTCCAGAACTTCTCAACTTCTTCAACAATCCACCCATAGAAGTCAGGAACAAAACTCAGGTCTTTATATCCGAACTCACGTCCTGAACAGAGCCAAGCCAAGCTGCCCTCCCTGAGACCAGCGACACCGAGCTGATATTGAACCTGACAGAACCAATGTTTCGGAAGGTCGTCCCCGTCAATCTTCATCTGTGTGGTCTTGCATTCCAAGATACCTTTGTTTGAAGCGTTCTTCTTCTCCCCTGTGAGCCAATAGGTGCGGTCGGGGCTGACTTGAAGAAACGGGCGTTCATTGTCACGGATGAGCCAGTCTCCCGCTGATGACTTGATAACCGTCCGACCCGTTTCGTCACTCCAAAACAGGGAAACGGCGTCTTCAAGATAGTGTCCCGCTTTCATGGCGAAAGTCTCTGTCTTCGGTTCATCAAGACCTATTTTGCGTCTCCATAGCTGATAAGGTGTTTCAAAGGGGTTTAACCCGAGAATGGTTGCTACTTCGCTGCTTCCGATACCTGACTTTCTGTATTCAAGCCATTCATTGCGGTCTTTCGGTCTGATGACCGTGATATTTGCTTTTGTCTCCATATTCGCTGAATTTTGACGTTATTTTGATTTCCTGATTAAATAGAAGTCTGCCCAAAGGCTCATGAACTGTTTCCCCGCATAGACGGCGAGCGTGTCGCTCTTTAAGCAAAGGCGAGAACCGAGGTACGCAATCGAAGCCGAGGGGGCGTAAGTCGAGGGCGCATAGGCGAGACCCGCATATCCTGTCTGATAGTCGCCTGTTGACATCAAGCAGCGTTCTTTCTTCTCATCCTCATCCATGTTGTCAATTTCGTCCTGAGTATAGAGCCAGAACCAAGGATAATAACGCCATTCATTCTCTTTGAATTGAGGCTTCCAGCCCTCATTCAAGGCGGCGCAGATGATGCGGAGCTTGAAGTAGGCGAGAATGTCAGGTTCAAGATTTGAATAATTGTCCTCCCATGCTTCGGGGTCATTTATGCCCATTGCTCTTGCAGCGTCTTCAAAGGTCTTGATACGCTCCGTTACGGGGCGATTATCGGCTTTCTGTGCTGTTTCTGAACTCAACTCGGGGAAAAGTGCGAGAAGAAGTTTTTTCCCGCTCTCATCGGCTGTATTGAACGCAGCCTTGACGTTTTCAATTTTGATTTCCATATTCATTACTTTTTAGGTGTTGATGATTTCTTTGACTTGTCTTCTTTGATTTCTCCCGTCTCAGGGTCAACATTGGCAGGTACGGGGGCTGTCCCTGTCGCCTGAGCGATAGCCGCTGCCGCCTTTTCCTGAGCTGTGGCGGTCTTCTTGTCAGCTTCCGCCTGTGCCTTTGCTTCAAGTGCTGGTTTGACGAAGCATTCTTCAACAGAGGTCGTTCCCTCCTTGATAGCGTTCGCCGTTGCTCTCAGTTCAAAAATCTTCTGTTTGTCAATTTCCTGAACTGAGTTCACGCCGAGATATAAGAACAGTTGTTCTTGTTTCACGCCGAGTTTGGCGAAGTACTGAATGACGTTCTGACGGCTCTGTTCAAGGTCAATGGATTGACCGAGTGCAACTTTCTTTACCTCGTTGATGACCCGTTTTGTCACTGCTTTAGGAATGACAGCCAAGACAGCGTTTCTGAATGCGATTGAAGCGGCTGCGTTGCCCGTCACAACCTGCATGTCCTCTGAATAAGTCTTGCCCGACTTTGTTGTTATTCGGCGGTCAACGGTCTTGCATACAGCGAAGTTCGTTTCAAGGTCATGACAGACAGCCTGAGCCGTGATTTTGCGTCCGTCATTCCCGATGATGCGTGTCTGAACTCTCAGGTTGCCCCAAGCCCCCGCAATGATTTCTGCCATACGGATTGAAAGCCCCTCTATGACATTGTCGTTCCCGTTAGCATCCTTTCTTCTGAGAACATAGAAACAATCTTCTGCGGTCTCCTTGTCCATTGTAGCGTAGGTGGCGATAGTGTTCAAGACCCTGTTGATGTCGCGGGGGTACTGTTTCGCCGTTGCGATCTGAATGTCAATTTCAGAACGTGTGATTCCTGCAAGCATTTCAGCCTGTTTGATTTCGATGATTTCGTTTTCCATTTTGTTGATGATTTTATTTGCCCTCTGACTGGTTCGGGCGTTCCGTTGTTATTGACTGTTTCTTTGAGAGAGAGTATCGGGCGAACGTCACGGGTTTCCCTGTGACCCTGTTTATTCCCGTCTCCATTGTCTTTTCGATTTCCAACCCCTCACGTCTCAGGTCACTTATGCGGGAGGCGAGACGGTAACAACCGAAGTCCCTCAACGCTTCAAGACCTGTTATGCTGCCGCCCTCAATGAGCCGCTGCCGTATCAGTTGGTTGTGTGTTGATGTCTGTTTCATGTCAGTTCTTTTTATGGGTTGCTACATAAGTTGTTGCCTTGCTTTGAATTTCATCTGATGTCGGAACACGCCGTTCAAGCATCCATTCCTCCAAGTCAGACTTCTTGAAATACAGTTTGCGGTTCTTCTTGAAGAATGGTATCTTCTTCTCGCTTGTCAGGCGATACAGATAACCTCTGCTAAGCCCCGTGAACAGGAGCGTTTCGTCAAAATCAAGAACCGTCTTTGAGCCGATGAGCGTCAACCGTGAAAGGTTGTCCAGCTTGTCATTCAGGGTTTCAAGAGTGATTGATGCATCATCCATACTCATACCTCCTCATCCTTTTCGGCTTCATCAAGTTCAGACGGCAGAAGCCCCCGTTTGTGAAGCCATTTCCCGCTCATACAACAGCCCACGAGGTTGACTATGGCGGCTGACTTGATTAACATGAACTGCCCGAAAGTATAGGGCGAATCGGGGGCTTCCTCGCCAGCAAGTATCAGGAATGAGAAAAATCCCCATAGACAAAGTGCGGTCATCAAAGACCATTGAATTACCCGTTTCATATCACTTACAATTTTCGATGTCAAACATGATTGATTTCAGCCCCGTCCGTATGATTTCCTGATACTTCCGCAGTAAATTCAGAAGACGGGCGTTCTCTGAGTTGATTGTTTTGTTAGCCGTTTCAAGGGCTTTGATATACTGTTCATCTGTCAGACCGCTTCGGCTTACCGTGACTTCTTTCACGCTCATGTCGGGGAGAAGCCACCCGAACAACTCCGTCTCCTTGACCGTGACGGTCTTCTTGCTCTCAGTTGTCACAGAGCCGTTTTCAGCCTGTGCCTTGCGCTCCCAATACCGCTCAACATATTTTTTGTTGTACTGATATTTGGCTTTGTTCGCCTCCTTACTTGCCATTGTTGACCTCCTTTGATTTCAGACGTTCTTCAACACGGCGGCGGATCAAATAAATCGTTCCCTGAGAATGAATGCCGTACTTCTTCATCAGGTGTTCGGTCACAACGGTCTTGCTCTGACCCTCAACAGTCATCAGGGAGTTGTACTCGTTGTAGATTGCCAAGTCTCGTGCTTCACGTTCCGTTTGGCAGGGTGTCTTGAATACTTTTGCTTCCATTGTCTTTTATTGATTTGAGATTGATTTTCTGTAATGAATGTCTTCCATACCAGCAGATAAGGTCAGAATACGCCAAAGCCTTTCACGGTCAAATTTCTGTTCTTCTGCACGCTGTTTCATCTCATCGCTCGGGTCACAGTCATACAGGTTGTGTTTGTTGATGAAAGCGGAGAACATCTCAGACATCAGGCGTTTTTTCTCCTTGTTGAACTGACGCTTGTAGAAGTCAACCATATCCGATATTTCGGCATATTGAAGGTCGGTCAGTTCAATGTCAACACGCTTTGCGGAAGAACAATATGTTGCATCGCAGAACGCTTCCGCCTTGCTTCCGAGAACAGCGAGAAGAACATGAATGATAATTTTCATTTCCTCGTTGTTGCGATACTTGAACGCCCGTTTTTTCTTTCCCTCGTTCAACAGGTCTTCAAGGGTCATTCCGTAGCGTCTCAACTGAGCTTCAAGAAGCCGTTTGGCGTTCTCAGCCTCACCGCCGCATCCCCTCTCAGCGAGAGCGAGAAGTTTTCTGAGTTTGTCTGTAATTCTTTCCATATCAAATAATTTACTTATCAGTTTATTTCCGATTTTATATCTTATTTCGTATCTTTGTCCGCATATAAAATTGAATAACGGTGCAAATATAAACAAAGTAATGATTTTGAAAAAGAAAATCGAAATAAAATTTATATTTTAACAATAATTGCGGTTTTGAATGGAAGCACTCAGGCGGATAAAAAAGGTCATAAATTGGCTTATCTTTAAGGAGATAGCCTCAAATGAAAGGGAATTGGCAGAAGTCATGGGTTACACGAAATCATCGTTCTCTCAGATTGTGACGGGCAAAGTCCCCATAGCGGACAAGTTCCTGAATAAACTCTGTTCTCTTGATGAAAATATAAACTTTGTTTGGGTAAAGACAGGCGAGGGAGAAATGTTCGTTTCCTATAGCCTGAACAGTCAAATGACAGTTCCGAAAGACGTGTGGAGCGTCATTAAGAAACAGGCTGAAAGCCTTTCAGCCCGTGACCGACAGATAGATGAACTGATGGGGCTTTTGAAAGAGCAAATTCAGGAAAACAAAAAAATGCTTGCCCGTCAGGAAGACAATGCCACCTCTGCCGCTGCCGTATAGTGATAATAGGGAAAAGTGTTTGTAAAGTTCCAAAATACTGAGAATATGAACTTGAATATGAATAAGAGGCTTGAAGAAATAATAAGATATAAGACAGGAGGGGAGAAGAAAGCCTTTGCCACCCTGCTGAATTGGTCGCCGCCTTATCTCTCAAAACTTCTGAAAGGCGTTGACTTCGGCTTGCAGCCCGTCATATCAATCATCGAGGCTATGCCTGAGATAAACGCCCGCTGGTTCTTGACGGGACAGGGGGAAATGCTGAACAGCGAGAAACAGGCGATGTTGCGCCGAGAAGCGATAGGACACGTTCAGCGGGTCATGGAGCTTGAACGCTTTATCCCCGTGATGAACCCCGAAGAACTCAGGGCGTTTGAACTTGAAGTCAGGGGCGGCAAGAAAGCCGATTTCAGCCCCGACACGCTCAAATCGTGGGAAGAACGCCTGAACATACGCGAAGAAGAAATAAACATGAAATTCGCCGCTGCAGCGGCTAAATCAGACGAATTATGCAGACAGAAGACAGTCAGAAAGTGATACGCCGTTTCTTTGAGGCTCTTTACCGCCTGAAAGATGACGGTCATATAAGGGGGAAGCAAACCTTTACCCGTGAATTTGACATCAACCGCTGGAACCTGAACACGCTTGAAAAAGATATGTCAAGGGACATTTTTCAGACGGCTTGGCTGACTTATCTCGTGAAAGAATACAAGGTCTCAGCCCGCTGGCTTCTGACAGGCGAGGGGGACTTCTATGAGACAAGAACGGGGGCAAAGCCGTGAAGCCGCCCCCGTCCCTCATTCTTCATTGTCATCAGCGGAGAAGATGTCAGGTATCATCGACACCGCTTCCTGCTTCTTCTTGTCAAGAACCTTTGCATAGACCTGTGTCGTTGAAATTTCCTTGTGTCCGAGAAGTTTCTGAACAGTATAGATGTCAGCTCCTAAATCCAACATCAAGACGGCGAATGTATGCCGTCCGCTGTGAAATGTGATGTCTTTTGTTATACCCGCCCTGACAGCCCACATCCTCAGTTCGGCTATCATATATGAACTGTATTTGAACCCGACAAAAACACGGTCATCAGGGTCTCGCCTTTGACCCATGTACTGAACCGCCTGCGGATTGATGTCAAGATATTCCTGCCCGCCCGTCTTTTTCTGTTTGAAGATGATCCGTGTGAACTCCCCTTGCTGTTGAACCTCTCTCCAGCGGAGCTTCTCAATATCTGACTTGCGAAGCCCTGTCAGACAGGAGAACATGAAAGCGTTCTTCAAGGCGGGATATTTGCAATGAGCCGCCGCCATAGCTTTGACTTCTTTCAAGGTCAGATAACATCTTTCCGTCTCCTCTTGCTTGAAGCCCTCAATTCCCCGCAGAGGGTTGTGCGGGATTATCCTGTCTTCAAAAGCCTGATTGATACAGGCACGGACTTTATTGAAATAACTGACCTTGCTGTTCTGTGATAGTGGCTTTGTGACTTCATCCGTTGTGATTGTCTTACGCTTGTCTCGGCAACGGGCGGTCTTGTCAAGGTATTCGCGGAAACTGATAATCCATTCAGGTGTCACGTCCCTGAACGTCATGTTCGGTTTACAGAACCTTTCAAGGTGTTTGAGACAACTGTACCAGTTGCCCCAATTCCCTTTGCTTTCAGGATTGCCGTGACGCTTCTCGCACAACATCCTGTAATAGTCAAGAAAGTTTGTGTCAAGTTTATAAGCGGCGTTGAAGCCGTATTCCCCGTTTTGAAGCTCGACAACACGCTTCGCCCTTATCGCCTCTGCGAGTTGAAGCGTCTGACGGTTCTTCTCCTTGTCTTTCCTGTTCGTCTCAGGGATAAGATAGAGTTTCAAATACTCATAAGACCTTTTCCCGTTCAGATAAATGTCAAGGTAAAGGGTCGTGTTGCCAGAAGCGGTTTTGCGCTGTCTGAGCCTTATCGGTTCTTTTGATTGTCCCAT